ATTTTCTTTAAGTACCTCTTTAATTAGAATATCTAATTGTGCATCGTTCATACTTAAAATTTCTTCAACAGTAATATTTTTATATATACTATCATTAGGTAATGCATTATTAATTTTAGTTTTTGTTAGGCTTTGAAATTGTATTTTGTCTCTGTCAAAAATTTCTTTGTACAACTCTTTTAACTCACCACCAATTAAATCATTTGCAATTGTTACTTGATCAACAGGTAATCCTTGTTCTTCTAATTCTCTAACTTTGTCAGCAAATGTTTCTAAAGCTTTACCTAATGGTATTTTAATTTCTTCTTTTATCTGTAAATCATTACCTACAACACCCATACGTCTTTTAATAATAGCGTTACCTATTTTGTATTTATCTTGATTACGATATGCTTTTCTTAATTCTGAATATTGTTTGCCATTAATTTCTCCCCTATCCCTTAAATCTTCTATTTCGCTTATACCAACTCGACCAAGTTTTATTTGATCTAATGTATCTTGAAAAGTGTCTACTTGATTAACTGATGCTTCTCCCTCGCTAGGCTGTTTATATATCTTCTCTTTTTGTCCGGGACTATAAAACTGACCTAATAGTCTTTGTTTATCTATAAACTCTTGTGGCGTTAATCCTGCTGAGTTATCACCAAAATAATCTGTTTCATTTATGTCTACTGCTTCTTCGTTTGCCTTTTTTGTTTGTTTGTCTAAAGCTTCAGTTAAATCATTCATTTCTTTTTCTTTAGCAATTACTTTTTTTACAATAGCTTCTTTACTTCCTTGCAGACCTCTTACCTCTAACAAATTATCAAACTTAGTATCAGTGCCATCCATAAACTGCATAACAGTATCATCTTCTGCAATCTTAGAAACAATATAATTTGTAATAACTTCATTTTCTTTGTGCCATAATTTTAAATTTGCTTGAGGATCTCCAAGCTCATTATTAATTGCAATTACATCATTTCTTATATCTTTTGTTGTAATAACAGCTTTTATATAATCTCCATTTTCAAACATAGCTGATGTAAATTCAGATATATAATTATCATTAAATAAACTAGCTTGTGCTGTTTTTCTTTCTAATTCTATTTTTGCTACTTGCAACTTTGCAGCAGACACAACACCATATCCAATCTTGCTTGCTTGTGCATTAAATTTAACAGCACTTTGTGGATCAATTTGTTTTAATATTTCATATGTTGCATCAACATCTGCTTGTAAATTTGTAGCAATACTATCGGCTTCTGCAGGACTAATAACCTTATCTTTAATACCTGTTTTTGTTATTTCTGCCTTATTTAAAAAATCAGCTATTGATTCTTGTCTAAACAACTCTGCCTGAACTTTTCTAGCACTATTTCCAAAGACTGTACCTTCTTTGGCAAATAAAGCATTTACATCTTGGTCTTGTTGAATTGCTCTAGTAATTTGTTCTTTAGTAGGCGAATTTTCTACGCCATATAGTTCGCCTCTTTGTATAGCACTTTGTTCTAATTCACCTAACGCCATTTCAGATACTTGATCTAAACGATTTTGTAAACTTTTAGATGCAATTAAAGCTTGCCTAGTATCTGTATCAGTTACAGAAGTTACTTGAGCTAATCTTGCATCACTTTCATATTGGTCTAATGCCATAATCTATCCTAACTTACTATAAGTATATGCTGCTGTTCCAAGTTTAATACCTGCATCTAACATAGCATCTGTTGGCGCACGATCCGCAGCAGAACCATATATATCTGCATTTACTTGTCCCATAGTTGCTATTCTATCTATACTCATTAAATCAGTTTTATAATCTTCTCCATATTCTTGATCACTTACAATTTGATTTAATAATGCAGAGCCATCTAATCCACTAACGCCACCAGCATAACTTTTGCTTATGTTTGATGCTTGAATTCTTTTTAATCTGTCAAATCGATCCATACTTGTTTTAATAGCATTAAATTTATCTGTTTCCATTTGTGCTAAAGTTTGTAGCTCTTGTATTTTGTATTGGTTTTTCATTATGTCGCCTTGCCGTATGCCTTGCATAAAACTTAAACCTTGAGTTAAACCAAATACAGCATCCATTGGGCCTAAACTACTTAAAAAACCTGTAGAGCCAAGTAATCCACCGCTAGTGCTACCAGCACTTATAATTGCTGGATTCATCATCATAGATGACATTACACCTGCCGTAACTGTTGATGCTGCGGCAGTGGCTGCGGCAGTGGCTGCGGCTGTACCACCCATACTTGTCATTGTAATTCCTACTGGTGCTGCTGCTCCCATATCCTATGTTCCTTGATAAACCGATATTTTATATTCTAAACCCAATAAAGTAAGCTTTAATGGCGCACTTTGTGTTACAGTAATTTGTCCATTATTGTTATACCCAAGTATACCATGTAAGACTTTAGTCCCTGTAAACTCTGCTACTGCTGTATCTAATGCTCCAGATCCTAAACTTCTTATTGGAACTAAATTACCATTGATTACTATGTTCTGTGTTTCAAACAACAAAGCATTAACTTCTACTATGCGTTTTTTAAATCCAATTCTTGTGCCTGATTGCATCTTAGTTTCTAATGGCATAGTTGTTATCTGTATGCTAATAGGTAATCCACACTCTGAACTTGCAGTTGGTGGGTTAGTAAAAGTAACTGTGCCTCCTCCTGGTACTGTTTGATTTGCCTCTACATATCCATCTGAAATACAATTAACTGTTTGTCCACCTAAATGAGCCATGTTAGCAGTTGTAGATGTTGTACCTATTACGCCACAATCAGTTAAAGAATCATCATTAAATACTTCTACATAATATTTATCTGAACCACTATCTGCTCTTTTAACTACTGTATATATATCAGTTATGTCTACACCTACATCTATAAATGATCCTGTTGTTGTAAACTCAGATGGTGCTATAACATTTTGTGATTGTAATAATGAGTAAACAGTTATACTGCCATCAGTAGCATTTGTTATTAATAATAAATCGTTTTCATCTGTAGCAACTGCACGCCTAATATCCATGTTAGTAGGATCTTTTAATAAATGTCCACTAAGTAAAGATACTTTAGATGTTTGGTAAGACAGTGTAGTATCTGAATAATTAATAGTAGATAATGCTTTACCTTGTCTTTGTATAAATAATATGCCTGATTCTAATTGTTTTACTCGTATACCTTCTTTCGATCCATTACGAGATGTTGTAGATAAGAAAAAGTTAGATGGTGTTATAGCTGATATATTGTCTTGGATAACAGCAAACTCACCACCAGTAGTAAAGATTTGCAAGTCCCTACCAGAGATAATATCTGTAATAGCATTAAAAGTATTGGTATCCAAGGTAGCTTCTACTGCATCATCATCTAGTCCTTCTACTGCTTCAAAATCAAAAAATAATGCTACTTTCGATCCCCATATTGTTGATGGTCTTGATTTACTACCACCAAAATATAATCTTCCCTGATGGAAAGTAACTGTTCTTGGATAACCTTTTGATGATGACCATACATCTTCATAACCTGTTTCTAGCTCCCAATCAGCATTAGCTATTTGTGTTGTATCAAAAAATGGAAACTCTGTTACAACATTAACTGTTGTGCCTGTTGTTACTTCTATAATTCTTGCACGCCCTTGTGGTGTAACATTAATGTACTGACCTACATGAGCAGATGTAAATATAGAATGCTGTGAGGTTAAAGTAACTTTTCCAGAAACATCGCTTGGTGTTAAGTGACCAGCAGAGCTTGTATTAAATATAACAATAGTAAATGCGTATTTAGGAATAGAATCAAATGATATAGTGCTAACAGTCCAATCAGTATCTGATGCGCCACGAACTATTTTTCTAGGTGCTAGATCTGGATGCACAATAATTAATGTATCAGCAGATTGTGTCCAACACATCTTGTCTAAAAAAGCGCTAGTAATTCCTGTACTAGCTTCTGTATGTACTAATGCTTTGTTTTTGTATACAAACATAGTGTCGTTTGTAAAACACAACATATAACTATCATCTACAGAAAACTCAAACGCTACTAATCTAACGCCACTTGCTGGAGTTCCTGTAAGTTCATTTATAAATTTAGTGCCAGGTCTACGAGTAACGCCACCTTGTGGCTGACATATAACATTTTTTGCTGTTTCTAATGAATTGTTATAAGACTCTATATCTATTCTAGCTCTGACAAGAGGATCTAACTCTCCAGAAGTAAAGTTGGTTTGCATGCTAACAAAGCGTGCCATTAGTACCTCACATCAATAAGTGTAAAGTCTTGTATTCCATTTGTTGGTTGTCCTTGCCCATCTATATTCATAGCTTGGCGCATATAACCACCACGACCATTTTCTGATGGAGTGCCTTGTGCTACTGTTCTCCAGTAATCAGTCTTTTCTATTTGGTCTGTAATAGGCATTGCTAAGTGCCATGCTAATTGATACTTCATGTTTTGCACAAAGTAATGTGGCATTTCATATTCTTCTACTGCATATTGATAATCAACATACACTTCTTCATAGTTAGATAATAACTTACCACCAACTAATCTATATTCTCTTTGTGGCACTGATCCCTGTGTACTACTGATGAACACCTTTCTTGGTGTACCTATCATATCAGCAGGTAGTGCATATTCGTATTTGTATTCAGTTGTAGGCGTAGTAATGAGCCTAGCTAATTGAACTTTTTTGAATGAAAAAGACCAAGGATAACTTGCTAATGTCTTAATCTTAATATCTTTGTATAAACTATCGCATATGTTAGCCTCGTCTGTCCCCTCGGTAAACGATGATATAGGACTTGCTCCAAGCATTAATAATGCATCAGAACAAATTGATAATGAGGTATCTCCAGATGCCATTTATATTCTCCAATTGTGCAAATAGGCGAGAGTCGAAACCCCCACCCTTTGCATTAAAACTACAACTAGGCTACAGAAAGGTCTGTGCCAGCTGATACATCAACAACGCCTGCCGCTGTGTTAGTTAGTACGATGTGTAATGATGCTGCTGGTGTAGCAGTATCATAAATCATTACTAAATCACCCACTTTAAGCACGCTTGATGCGCTATTAAAATAACCAGAAGCTGCTACTGTTGCTTTAGCATCTGCTGATTTGTAAGTCCACATTTGAGGAGCATCACCAGCTTTTGACTGTGCGCCAGCTGGGCTTAGTCCATCTATGTTATAAGCCATTTTTATATCTCCTTAAATTATGATTCGTCTGCTTGAACTTCAACAATACCTTCGCCATCAATAGCAACTGAGCAAGCTGATAGCATTGCGTTTACTAAGTGTGATGTTTTTTCAGGTACATAGTTGATTTCAGTTTTAGGGCCGATGCCTTCGCCATAACCAATAGCAGTCTTATGGAATGCTAGGCAAGAACGAATACTTGAACCATCGATAGAAAGACCACCTTCAGTACGATCACCTAATGTGTGGAATTTAAATCCTAAGAATGTGTCAACTTCGCCAGATACTAACGCACGAACTGTGTTGAAGTCAGCGGATGTTACTGCTGTTTCTGATAGTAAGTGTGCTAGGTTGTTCGCATGAATAATCATGTGTCTGTCTTCTGCTGGTACATTGTTAGTGTCCATTGTTTTCTTTGCATCACGAAGTTTAGCAACTGTTAAGTTTGCAGAGCCATGAGCTACTGTAGAACCTTTACCTGCTAAAAGTGCATCAAGGATAAGTTGATCTTGTCGACGACCAATAGCGTTCGCTACTACTTGAACTAACTCTGTTCTTTCTTCAAAATTAACTTTTTGTTGCATGAAGATGTCTGAATACTCAGCTGCGTTCCAATCTTGCATAGTCGCAGTAACTTGTGAAAAGTCAGTATTGAGTGGTGTAACATCTGTTTGTGGTACACGAAGTGTAGCCACGCCTTTCCCAACTTTCGGGAATTTAACTAAATTGCCTTCAACGCCTCGTCTTTGTCTTGTAGCTTCTACAAGTGCGGCTTTACCTTGGTAAGCCTGTTTAACTTCGGCATCAAAGAGCGTTACATATGCTGGGGATAATCCGATAGACATATATATTCTCCTTAGAAATTAATAAATAAAAAAATTAATCGCTTTGGTATGCCAGAAGTCTGGGCCTGTGCTTGCTAATTACGATAGCCATACGACAAGATTACTTGCGTTTAAGGGTTGTATTACGAGTGAATACAATAAGCCTTAACTGTAAAGTAGCATACAATCAAGGCTATTGCAATAAATATTAACCGAAGTTTTGTGAAAAAGCTTTTTCTACTTTGGCTCTATATACA